TTTCCTGTCTTATTATATTGGAATGCCCAATATGTTGAAACTTCACCATTGCCTGAACCTGCTGTTTGTTTACCTGTACGAGCAGCTATTGGTTTAACACCAAATAATTGTTTCCAAATTTCACCATCTTTTCCACTTAAATTAAAATCTTTTCCTAGTTCAAGTGGGGTTTGACAAATAGGAATTTGCTCAACACTTAATGTTTCTTTAATTCTATCGTCATATTCTGTTTGTTGTTCATTAAGAGATGTTTTTGTATCAACTACTTCATTTAATAATTTATTTAACAATTCCATATCTTTAGGATTCTTTATATCAGGATATCCTTTAGGAAACTTGTAGGCTATACTATGTAAAAATTGTTCTAAAATATCCATTATGCCTCTGGTGTTTCTTCTGCTGGTGGGGTCTCAGCTGGTGTTTCTTCTGATGCTAGTGGGGTTTCACCTCCTGGGGGTGTTGCAGCTGCTCCTCCAGTTTCTGTTTCTTCCTCTTTTGTTCCGTATCTTAATATACGAGCAATAGCTTGTGCTGCTCTTTCTTCTTCAGGTAAATTTAATAAATAATATTTTTTGCCTTCTACTTGAGTTATCCAACTACGTTTACCATAAATTAAATAAATCTCTTGTCCATTTTTTAAATTAATTCTAAATGTGGTTGGACGTGGTGATACCCAATCAATTGAGTCTAAAAAATTATCGTATTCGTTTGTCAATAAATCAACTATAACTTTTTTAAGTTCAGGAAATTTAGTTAGCTCATCATATTGAGCAGCCTCTTCAGGTGTTACTTGATTTACAGAGTAAACCTGTTTAACTAAACCTCTGATTCTGTTTTTAAGTTGATCGCGAGTCATTATTTTTTGTCTTTAAGTTTAGCTAGAATAGCTTCTTTAATTTTATCTTTAGCAGACAAATAAGCTGCTACAGCCATTTTTTGTTTTTTCTTTTTTGATTTACCTTTAAACTGTGGTGCATCAGATTGTTTAAAATCATCTACATATGCACCAGCACCCATAGAAGGTTTTAATTTTTCATTAATTATATCTTCTTGAGCAGCAACATCAACTATAGCATCAATTTGAGGTTCTTTTAATTCAAAATCAAGATAATGTTTTGCTGAGACTAGCATGTCTTTTGCTTTGATTATTTTGGATTGCCACCAATGTGGAAAATCAACTTCTTGTTCACCTTCAAACTGATCAATCATTTTATAAAGTTCCATAGCGTATTTTCCAATACGATATAAATCTGCTTTAAGCATATGTGGTTCATCATCTTGATGACCTAGATCTAAATCTTCTGAAATTGGTTCATCTGCAATTAATTCTTCTGAGGTTTCATATTCATCAATTACACCTCTACCTTTTAAAATATCAGCTTGGGTTACTTTACCATCACCTGTTAAATCAGGAAATGATTTTTTCTTTTCAGACAATGGCTTAGATAAAGCCGCTTGAATCATTTCTTTTAATTTAGTTTCTTTATCCATTGGTTCTTCAGTTGTTGGTTCTTCAGTTGTTGTTTCTTCTGCAGGTGTTTCTTTAGGTTGTTCTGCTTTTTTCTTTACTTGGTTAACAGCAATTCCATAAGCATATAACTCACCATCAGCACCTTTAGCATTATATAATTTATCTAAACGAGTATTAATAATTGATTTAAATTTATCTATTATCTCTTTAGATTGTTCAGCAGTTGGAATAAATCCTTCGTTTAAAGAACCAAAAGATCCAACGGAAGTTCCATTGGATGTTTTGTTAATTACTTTTTTGGTTCTTTGTTTTTGCATTTTATGCTTTGTCTTCTGTAGTTGAAGTCTTTTTAAAATAAGCTGCTAACTTTTTAATTGAATTAGCTGCACTTCTAGCTCTACTACGAGCTGCTTTTGAAGTTTTTGCATGTTCTGTTTCTAAAACAGCTACTTCAGCTTTAATTGCTTCTAAAATTTCTGTTGTGTTCATAGATTTTATTTTATATAGATTATTATTTAGTATCACACCACCCGAAACATACCTTTTCGAAGGTGAGTTTTTTTACAATATTACAAATTAATTTTTTTATATTATACATTTTTATTTTTCTTCTTCGTTTCCAATATATTCACTAACGAAAAATTTTAATGTATTTCCAACTTGTGTTTCAAGCTTTTCATTATTCATGCCTTTAGCAATTTTAAGAGCATCCATTAAATTTTTCATAAGTTCACCTTCTGTTCCCTCCATATTAGCAGCTACATCTTCTAAACCACCTCCACCTTTAGGTGCTTTTTCATCTTTAGGTGTTTCTTCAGCAGGTGCTTCTTCATCTTTAGGTGTTTCTTCAGCAGGTGCTTCTTCTGTTTCAGTATCTTCTACTTCAACTTCTTCTTCATCTTTTTTAGCTTCCATTAACCTTGGATCAAAATCATCACTGTAATAATCACCTATAGGTTCATCCATATTACCACGTACACCAAAAGATCTAAGTGCTTCTTTTTCATCATTGTATATATCTTCTATTTCATCATAGTCTGAATATTCGGGATTTCCAAGCTCAGCTAAAATCATTTCTTTAATTTTAGCACGAAGATCTCCTTCGTTTAGGTTTTCTTTTCTTAATATTGGATTTAAATTCTCTAAAGCTTTGCTTTCTTTTAAAAATTTTTTTAAGTCAAAATTATCGGCCATTTTATTTTTTATTATTTGTGTATAAATATTCGGAAAGTAGTGTTCCTATAACTCCTACTTTTTGTCTTGCAAAAGACCATTCATCTTTTATCATATGGTGTGGATCTTTATATGATATCCCTAATACACCTATTAAATGATCGTCTAAACTATATACACTAAGCATGCAAATAGATTTTGTATTAAATTGAGTAGTTAAATATTCTAATCCAATAGTGTCTTCCACTGTACTAACGTCATCTATGGATATTTCATTTTCATTATATATTTTAGAAAGTACTTTAGGGAATAAAGATACTGGGATATTTTGAAAGGTATGTTGGATTGGAGGGGTGTTTGGGGAGGTTTTTTCGTAAAAAAATGAGAATTTTTGGATTGATTTTCCTGTTGGATAAAAATGCCCTCCATTATGAAATTGAGCTAACCATACTCTATCACAATTTAATTCATCCATTATTGCTTCTAATTGCCCATCTATTAAAGTAGAAATTTCAAGAGCTTCATGCATTGGAGTATTGTTATATTTTTTCTCCATTTTATGTTTAACCCAATTAACTATAACAGGCCCTACAACAGCAGTAATTAATGCTACTAATACAGTTGTAAACATTGCAAAATTTTCCATTATTTTTTTAAAGAATTTAAATGTTTAATCATCTCATCTAAAGCGTTTTGAGCACGCTCTTTATCTATTCCACCAACCCATTTTTGAATTTCACCATTTTCGGAAACATAGTTTTGATTTCCTTCTGAAAGGATAGATTCAAAATAACTTTTATATTCTTCTATTTGTTTATCAATTTCGGCATTAAATGTAGAATTAACATAATCTTCCCATTTACCTTCTATTTTAAGTTTAGTTTCAAATTTTGTTCTACAATCTAAACAACACCCATATGATTTAAAGTAAAACGAATCTAATTGTTTATCCATTACTTGTTTGCATTTAGGGCAAAATAAAGGAATTGCTGTTTTTTTAAATTTATCTAATTTAGTAACATTTTCTTTAATCCCATTTCGAATAGTCCAAGTTTTTCCACCTTGTTCCCAAACATCACCTTCTTTATGTTCTTCTTGTGTTTCACCATTATAACCAATTCCAACTGTGGTTCTATCACCATGTTTTCCTTTAACAAGGTTACGAAGACGTTCTACATCTCGTTTTTGAAACTGTTTTTTTAAAACATTATCTTTCATATATGCCTAATGTTTTTAATACTTCAATTGTTTTTGATGTTGAGATATGATGGATTCCTATACCTCCAGCTGCTTCCCAAGCATCAATATTTTTTTTCATATCATCTATAAGTATTCGATTTGGACTAGCAAATGCAGCTTTTTGAGAAGCAGGGACAAAAATTTCTTTGCCCACATTGGTTAAATTTTTAGAAATCCATTCTTTTTTACCTTGAATAGCTTGATTTTTTTCATAACTTAATTGTTCACTAGGTGGAAGACTAAAATCTATTGCAGGAGCTGAAAGGATATTTGGGGTATATGATTTAATATAATTCCATAATTCTGGTCCTCCTGGTTGAGGGGGTAAATTTGTCCAAAAAGTCTTTTCGTCTTGTATTTCTTTAAATTTAGATCTAAAAAGTTCCCAAAAATATGATTTGCCTATAGCATTAGCTTCTTGGGTTGACATTCCTGTTAAATCAGCATATCCTTGATCAAAATCAGCTAATACACCATCCATATCACAAAAAATAATATATTTAGGCCTAATTGATTCGTATAAATCTAATAATGTAGGTATTTTTTTCATTTTAAAATTTGGATAAATTTACAACATGTCTTTTACTCGTTCAAGTAATTCTTCACTAAACTCAACTCCATGTCGAAATTTAAATTGTTTTTCTAATTTTTCTGTAGATAATCCTTTATTTTTTAACAATAAATAGGCTCCTAAATCTGCATCCATTTCATCATCTGCTGAATAAGGTCCTGTATGTCCTAAAAGTAAATGGGTTACTTCATGGGCTTCAACAATTTTTAAATCATTTTTATCTAAATTAGAATTAATAAAGGTTTCACCATCAATAAAAATTGTTTTATCTTGTGGGTAATAAAAACCATACCCATATTCATCAAAATATGGTTTAAAAATTTTATAGTTTTCATTTTCCTTAAATATAACAGTAATATTTACTCCAGGTTTAAAATCACTAGAATATGAAAAAAGACTATCTTCTGTTTCTTCTCTTAAAACACCTTCAGTAATAGTATCTGTCCAATTGCGAAAAGTCATATTGCCTTTTTCATATGCTTCTTTTTCAATTTCAGGCAAATTTCCTTCCTCGTTTGTATTTTGAGTTGTAATATTACCTAAACGACCTTCACAATTTTGTAGATGATGAATCATTTCATGTGCAAATGAACGCATTACATCTTTTGGATGACGATCCATTGTGTAAAGCACAATTGATTTTTCATTTGGATTATAATATGCTGTTTTACCAAAGAAATCTCTAGCATTTTCTATATCATCCTCTATAAATTTAACTTTAGGTAAAGGACGAATATTCATTCCTTTACTTAACATATATTGAATTAAAGATGATAACATTGTAGGGTAACTGAATTTGCTTGGTTCAGCATACATTTCTTTAATTCCTCCGGGTGTAGTTAATTTTTTATTAGTTTTTACATCTGTAGTATAACCACAAGTTCCTTCTTCTATTGGAGTTTTAGTTAATATAGACCAAATTTTATCTCTATCTTCTTTTGATATTTCAGTAGGTAAATAACGTTGAAACGATTCATATTCATTATTTAAAATTGCTAATCTAGCGTTTGTACCACTTACGCGATCTCCTTCTCCTTCACTTTTAATTATAATAAGTTCAAAGTTATCATATTTTCCTTTTAAACTATCAAATCGTTTTACATCACCCATATCTTCATCTCCTCTAATTCCTACTATAGGAAAATAAAAACTTGTTGGGTCATTTTTAATAATTGAATTTACATCTGTTACCGGGGAAGGATTTTGTGAAATTTGAATTTCAACATTAGATGGTAAATATTTTCTGTAGATATTCCATATTTGTTCACTTTCTTCTTTGGTGATTCCATCCCTGTCTTTGTGTCCTATTAAAATAATAACTTTTGACATTTCAGGACGTTTTGCAACCTCATCAACTAAATAAAAATGACCTAATGTAGGTGGTTTAAAACCACCAGGTATTAAAGCAATACCTTGTTTAGTTTCCTCTAATAAAGGTTGTATAAGTGATTTAACTAACGAATTCATTTATTTTATTTTTTGCTACATCTAATGTATCAAATTCACGCTCTATATTTAAAAGTGATTTTATTTCTTGATTTGTTTTTTCTTTATCTGCTTTAGATCTTTCTAGTTCTTCAGGGGATTTTTGTTTTCCTATAGGCATAGGAAATAATTTTTGAATCCTTTCAGGATCAAAAGAAGTATCAACTTCATATCCTGGAGGGTCATTATTAATTAATGTAATATTATTAGCAAATGCTTGTTTATAAGTATTAATATTTTTTATAAGGCCTTCCCAACTTTTTAATACAGCAATTGTAGGTAAACTTCTATTACGTTGAGCATTACGAGTTAATGAAGTCATAGGTGATACGTAAAGTAATATCATAAATGTGTCATATCCTATTGCCTCTAAATCCTTTTTTTTCTTAAGTAATGGATTTGAAGCAGCACCTGTACCATCAATTATAATATTTTTTTGGGATTGGGTAAGTTGAGTTTCTTTTTCTTTGGTTATTGCTCTGGCTTTGCCCATTAATTTGGCAGCAGATGAAAGTTCTTCAGGTGACATAGAAACAAAATCTTCTTTACCTAGTTCTGTTTTTAACAGTTTTTCATAAACGTCATCTACGTTTATTATAGTGAAATTTTTAAGCCCAAGTTGATTAAGTATAGTTGTTTTACCAGATCCAGCAGGCCCAGCCATGAAAATAGCTTTAGGTTGTCCTTGAACTTCCTTAAGTAATTGAACTAAACTTATCATACTTATACATATTACAATTCTCGTTTAGCTGTTGTTCTAAATTCAGTAAATACTGGTGAATGGGTTGGATTTTCTAAATCAAATAAACGTTTTACTGTTTTAAAGATGTCAATATTTTCCTCAAATGTGCGAGACGATTCAACTACTTCCCATCCTTTACCTTGCATTTTCCCAGCAGATGCTTTACGTTTAGATGATTTTAGCCATAATATACCATAATGGTCTATTTCCTTTTCAAAACATTCTTCATAACATTGGCCATAAACTGCAGTTTGAAGTTCATATGTTGTTTGAAGTTGGTTTGAGGTTTTTATATCAAGTAACCATAATTTATTATCAATTGAAACAATTAAATCACACGTACCTGCTACTTTTAATTTATCTGAAAATAGATGGACTTCTGTTTCAATTAAAACAGGTTTAAAAGTTTCCCAAAATTCAACAAAACGTAAAAACATTTGCCAAACATCTGGGTTATATTGGGGTCGTTCTTTATCGTCTAAAAATTTTAATTCTTCTCCATTTAAATATGCTTCACATAATTCATGGACTTGAGTACCTTCTTCAGCGGCTTTTTTAACAATATGGTCTGAGGCGAATCCAACTTGTTTAAGCCAATTTTCAAAATGTTTACCTTTTGGATAATATCCTAAAACATATGTTACAGATGGGTAATATTTCCCATTTCTTCTATAATAACGGGAATCAGGTAATGTTATCTGTTGTGCATCATCTGAGATTTCTAAAATTCGATCATAGGATTTTTTAATATTCCTTTTTTTCATATGGTTAAAAGTTTTTTCTCCATTAAATTGTATTGAGTTAAAGGAGAAACTGTTTGTACTAGTTTAGTAAATTTTTCAAATCCCATTTCACTCGGATCTTTTCCTTGCATTTCTACAAGATAAACTTCTTTTCCAATGTCTAAAAGATGTTCACAAAAGCCAAGGGCTTGTTTTAAAGCATCTGTATCTAGAGCAATGTATATTTTTTGTACCTTAGAGGTAACTATTTTTTTCATTAAATTAGATTGAATATTTTTTCCAAACAATGGAATAGCATTTCTTTTTATTGCTATTGCATCAAATGGGCCTTCACATAATATAATTGGTAAATCCCAATTAATAAACAATTCAAACGGTATTATATCGCGAGACGTTTCAGGGTTGCGGTATTTGATGAAAGCATCTTTTTCGAATGATCTAGCGGTGAAATAATTTAATTTACCATTGTTATCATATGAAGGTATAACAACCATATTATTGTATGGGCCTGAGTTGCAGTATCCAATATTATATTTTAAAATATCTTGTTTAGATATGTCTCTTTTTTTAAGATATGCTAAAGCATGTCTTGCAGTAAGATCTTTATTATTGATAAAAGTTTTAAATTCTTTTGGAAGTTCTAATATAGATTGGGGGTTTTCCTTTATATCATCTGTAGTGGTGGTTTTTACTAGTTTTCCAAGTTCTTGAAAGTATGATGCATTAACTTGAATTTGTTTAAATAAACTTTTAATTGTTTTTCCTTTTTTACCACATGCCCAACAAGCCCAAGGGTTATTTCCTTGACTATTTTCTGTAAAATTAACTTCAAGTTTTGGTTTATGGTGATGACAAAAAGGGCATGTGTATGCTTGATTTCCTCTAGCGGTACGTTTTCCTGTTCCTAAAACAGAATTTACCAAATTAACTAGTAATTCATTTACCATAAATAAAAGATACAACTTTATTCTTGGGTAACAAAGTCTTTTGCAAAAAATTTGCCTAAAATATTGGTATTAAGCCATTCCTCTGAGTTTTCTAAAACACCTAATTGGAATAAATATTTGCATTCATAATATGTTAAGAGTTTTTTATTTGATACTAAATATAATATTTTGCGAGTAAAATCTTTTTGTTTTCCTTGTTTTATTAACTCAAGTATAGGTTTAGCTGAGCCATAGTAGGTTTTCCAATCAGATTCTTTTTGAATAGTTTGGGTAGTTGATTTACGTCCTCTGCCTGTTTGTTCAGCTAATTCTTTTTTAGTTAATTTTTTCTTTATATTGTGATATAAAGATTTTTTACCTAAATATGTTTTACCTGAAGGTTCATGTATTGTTATGTAAATAAAGCCATAAGTATCTTGAGGGAAATCTTCGATAGATTCTATCCATTTGTCATTGTATAACCATTTTTCCATAAAAAATTTATAAATCTAAATTAACTTTTTTAAAAAACTACCCCATATACCTTAAAGTAATTTCTTCATCAACATCTATATCACGTACAGCTTTTATTGTGACAATTTTATTTACTTCATCTATATCAAAAACACTATTAGGATCGCTACTACTGTTAATTAAACTAGGGTGACCTAGAC